GTATTCAGAGACAATACAATTCAACCGATCATATATGCCAGAGTAATTCACAATGCAGCACTACAATATAATAAAGCATATGTTCTTGTAGAAGAGAATAATATTGGCTCACAAGTAACTGATGTGTTAACACAAGATTTAGAATATGAAAACATATTTACAACTGTTAAGCGAGATATGAAAACTTCATTATCCAGTGGTTTCCATAAAGGTGCTAAATTTGGAATTACCACAACACCAAGAGTAAAGAGAATAGGATGTTCTAATTTAAAAATGTTAGTTGAAAAAGATCAATTATTAGTAACTGACGCTGATACAGTTGGAGAATTTTTAACCTTTTCAGTTGATGCAAAATCTGGTTCATATAAGGCAGAAAATGGAAAACATGATGATTGTGTGATGACACTTGTTTTATTTTCTTGGATGGTAGATGAAGAATATTTTAAAGAATTGTATGATAGTAATATACGTGAAAATTTAATGCGATATGTGGAAGAAAAAGAAAATGAAGAAAATTATTTACCTTTTGGATTTTTAAATGATGGTATGGATGAATTCATCGCACCATCATTTGATGAAGAAAACGAAACTCAAGATATTGAAATGCTTAGACAAAATAAATGGCTGTTTGAAGGTATTTACAAAGTCGAAAATTGATAAATATCTTTAAATAAAAAAATTAATTAATTGTAATTTATTTTTTGATGTATTTTTTATATATAACAAGCATCATAAAAAGGATACAACATGGCAGATTTTCCACTCTCACCGGGAATTGTTACGAATGAAATTGACAATTCGATTCGTCAAGTAACCGTTTCACAAGGTAGTGTAGGTGGAGTCATTGGTCGCTTTACTTGGGGACCTGCAATGATTCCAACTTTAGTATCAAATGAAACAGAATTAGCCTTGGAATTTGGAAAACCAACAAATGATAACTACGTTGAATGGTTTAATGGCAAAAACTTCTTAGAGTATGGAGAAACCTTAAATGTTGTAAGGTTAGTTGACAACAGCACCGCTAAAAATGCTACATTTTCAGGAAGTCCAGTATTAGTATTCAATGATGAAGATTACTACGATAAACTTCTCATTAGCGAAGGTGGTTTAAATGATGGCAGCGGCAGTGGTATTATTTTTGGTAGTACAAATTCATATGGTTCTTGGATTGCACGTTATCCAGGAACATTAGGAAACACTCTCAAAGTAGACATGTGTTTTGCTACAGAACGAGAGCATACAGTAGGATTGGCAGATGCCAATACAGCAAATGTAAATATGATTGAATTTACACCAGGTGTTGGTGGTAAATATGATGTAAAATTTGCTCACAATGATGGTCTAGGTACAAACACATATTTCAATTTTATGGATACAGCAACAGGTTATTTTGAAGAAGACCTGAGTGTTGTTTCTGAGCAAAAAGTAGTTTCTTTCACTGTTGGTACAGATGAATACAATTTACTTATAGACAGTATTGACACAGGAAACAAATCAGTATCTGCTTTCGTAAATGTTGGAACAACTACTACACCGTCGGCAATGGTGCACCTGAATGCTTCTTTCTTGACAGAAGTTACTGTAAAAGAACGCTCAAAGTTTAGAGAATTTTCATATGGAGCAAGAAGAAATTCACCAAACAATTTAATGGGTATGGTATATTTTACCAATAATACCAATCTTTTAAATGGTGTAGGAACTGCATTTACTAAACAAGTATCTGTTGGAGATCATGTTACCGTAAGTGGTCAAACACTTAGAGTTTCAAAAGTTAATAGTGACACACAACTTACGTTACATGCAAATTTAATTGGAGAAGTTTTAGTTGGTGCGCCAGTTGCATGGTACCGCTCATGGAAATATGCAGAATTATTTAATGGCGAACCTGCAACTTCAAATAATATTCGTGCATTGAATGATGACCCAAATGGAAACTACAATGATCAGTTACATATCGTAGTAGTAGATAATCAAGGTTTTATTACTGGGAATATGGGTGAAGTGCTAGAGACATATGCATTTTTATCATTGGCAAATGATGGCAAAGATGACTATGGAGTGCCAACATATTATGTCACAAGAGTGAATACAAATTCAGATTGGGTACGCTGGGCAAATCATGCTCTGAATAGCACAGTATATACAAGCAATTGGGGAGGACCTTCTCTTGGTACTGTATTTGTACCATACAATGTAACACTCGGTTCATCTGGTTCAGATGCAAGCGTATCTGCGTTCAGTGCAGGAACAAATGGTAGCTCAGTAGGTAATGATGACTTGACTGCAGCTATTGAATTGTTTAGAGCAAAAGAATCATATGACCTAGATTTCTTCATAACTGGATGGACATATGATAGTGCAAATCCATTGAATTATCATCTTGCAATTTCTAAAATGATTCAAGTTGCTGAAGATAGAAAGGATTGTGTAGTTTGTGTTTCTCCCGAATATGGTGCAGTTGCAAGAGGTGTTACAAATCCACAAGATATAACTGATAACTTGATTCAGTGGAGAAATGCGGTATATAGTAGTTCTTATGGAATTATGGATGGAAACTTTAAATATCAATATGACGGTTATGCTGATACATACAGATGGTTACCGTTATCTGGAGACATTGCTGGTTTGATGGCACAGACTGATGCTAATTTTCAACCTTGGTATTCTCCTGCTGGAACTGCAAGAGGAGAAATTAAGAACGTTGTAAAATTAGCATACAATCCTTCAGAAAAACAACGTGATGATTTATATGTCAATCAAATTAATCCAGTTGTAACATTCCGAGGAGAAGGAACTATTCTTTATGGTGATAAGACATTACAAAGAATTCCAAGTGCATTTGATCGAATTAATGTAAGACGATTGTTTATTACTCTGAAGGAATTTATTGTTGCGCAAGCAAGAACAAGATTATTTGAATTTAATACACCAACTACTCGGACCGAATTTGCTAGAGTAGCTGAAAAATATCTTGAGACTGTTGTGGCACAACAAGGTATTTCTGATTTCCGTGTAATTTGTGATGAAACAAACAACACGAATGCACTTATTGAAGAAAATAAATTTGTAGCTGATATATATGTAAAACCGACATATGTAATCAACTTCATAAAATTAAACTTCACAGCAGTTGGTCAGTCAGTAGACTTTACCGACTTGGGTGTATAAGAAATAACGGGCGCATAGCGCCCACTTTTCAAAGGAGAATAAATGGGAATCAGTGTTACCGCATTAAGAAATAAATTAGTTGGTGGAGGAGCAAGACCATCACTATTTTATGCTAAAATAAAATTGCCGACAAATGGCGAGTTAACAGGTGTTAGAAATTCTTTAGGTATAAGTGATGATAACTATGCATCATTTTTTATTAAAACTGCACAAATACCAGAATCTACAATCGCTAGTGTTCCTATAAATTTTTTAGGTAGAGAATTTAAAGTTCCTTCTATAGATAGAACATTTGCAGATTGGACAGTAACTGTTATTAATGATGAGAATTATAGAATACGACATTTATTTGAAGCTTGGATTGAATATATGGCACCAGGTAAAGCTATATTTGAATCGGCAACGGGATTTGGAGATAATCCTCAAATATTTGGTGATATGGAAGTTCATCAATTAGATAAAAAAGGAAATGTAATAGTAGATATTGCTAGGTACAATGGTTCATATTTTTTCAAAGACGCATTTCCAATTAATGTCAGTGCTATTGATTTAAGTTGGGATACTAAAGATACTATTGAAGAATTTAGTGTAACTTTTGCTTATCAATATTGGGAGAAGGCTTCTGGAACAACAGTTCCAACAACTAGCGGTTCTGCTAGTGCAATTGGTGCAGATAATCCATTTAATGATCCAGCTGAACAAACAAGTGGATGGGTCATTCCTTCATCAGGTGCTTTTACAGGTTAATAATTAAACATTATTACCATATAACAAAAAACCCACACTTTGAACAGTGTGGGTTTTTTTATTTTTAAATATCGTGAATGATAAATAAATGAAACACTTAGTTTAATTTATTATAAGGAGTTTACCTTCATGGCTACATTATTTGGATGGAAATTTGAAGAACAGAAAGATAGAGAAGAACCGAATCTTCAATCTTTCACACCACCTGATGTTGATGATGGTTCAGCCATTGTCGGGTCTGCTGGTGTTTATGGTACTTATCTAAATTTAGATAATACATTTAACAATGAATTTGATTTGATGGCAAGGTATCGCTCAATGGCAATGCAACCAGAATGTGAACTTGCAATAGATGAAATTGTAAATGAATCGATCATTTCTGGAAGAAAAACATACCCTGTAAATATAGAACTTGATTATCTAGAAGATTATTCTGAAATGCTGAAAGAAAAAATTTCAGATGAATTCTATACCATTCTTGACAAATTAAATTTTAAATATACTGGATTTGAAATATTTCGTAAATGGTTTATAGATGGTAGAATTTATTATCATGTTCTCATAGATACTCAAAATCCACAAAAAGGAATCATAGAACTCAGACCTATAGATCCTTTTAAAATAAAAAAAATACGAGAAAAACAAAAAACTGAAAATGATGCGTCTGTTCGTATTGGAATGGAAGAAGTAAGCATCAATCAAAAATTCAATGATTATTATTTGTATTCTGAAAATGGAGTGTTCAATACCGAAACAGATGGTGATAGAAAAAATGTGTTGAAAGTTGCTCCTGATTCTATCATCTATATCACAAGTGGTTTATTAGATGAAAGAAGAACAAATGTTGTATCATATTTGCATAAGGCATTCAGACCATTAAATCAAATACGAATGCTAGAAGATGCGGCAATTATTTATAGATTGAGTAGAGCACCGTCACGTAGAGTTTTTTATGTAGATGTCGGTAACTTGCCAAAAGCAAAAGCAGAACAATATATGTATTCTCTAATGAATCAGTATCGTAACAAAATGGTTTACGATAGTAAAACTGGTCAATTAAGAGATGATAGAAAGTTTCAAGCCATGCTTGAAGATTATTGGATGCCCAGAAGAAATGGAAGTGCTACAACTGAAATTGATACAATTCAAGGAAGCGAAGCGAACTTCACACAATTAGATGAATTAGAATTTTTTCAAAGACAATTGTTTCGTTCTTTGAATGTTCCAATTTCAAGAATGCAACCAGAGAGTGGATTTTCATTAGGTAGAGCCAGTGAAATTTCCAGAGAAGAATATAAATTTTTAAGATTCATTGAAAGACTAAGAACAAGATTTTCAAATTTTTTCTTAGAAATATTAAAAAGACAATTAATATTAAAAAACATTGTTTCATTAAAACAATGGGAAGAAATGAAAGATGAAATTCATTTCATCTTTGATCAAGATAGTAATT